TGCACAACACGGCTAAGGATGCATTACCTCTGTTAGGAGGAGCGCATGAAAAGCCTAATGTTGTTCTGGAAGGAGGTCCTCGATGAACTGGGGACCGGGTGTGACACTAGCACCACTCGCGACTTTAAAACAGCTGCGAGTCGATTCGAACATGAGGGGTGGTCCTTTTTCGGGATTACCCTACCTTCCTTTGCCGCGGACCTCGAAAAAGGTCTTGAGCTCGGGTTGGTCGATCACGACCTCTTTAAGAGTTTCTCTTTTAGAGGCGGTCTCCCTCGATTTCTCGGGGGTTTCCTTGATCGTGTGTTCGATCGTGGTACTGGTCGATTGCTCGATGAACCAGACGTGGATTCCATCTATGCCATCCGACAGCTTACGCTGATGTTTGGCAAGATCCTGATTGATTGCTCATTAGAGCGTCAGTTGGGCGCCATATCAAAATTCATCGAGTGTGAGAGGGAAGTACGTGAAGCAGAACAAAGTACATCGGCATCGGCTTACGCCGAGTTCGCCGATATGTCTGCGACGCTTTGGTCGAACGTATTGGCTAAGCTGGACGAAGATGTCTGGCAAAGCCAAGAAAAACAAACGATCGTCCCAAAGCACGGTCCGGGCTCTACCGCTGAACGGATTCTGGGAAACCAGAAATATGTTCAAGTGGAATGGCCAACTCGTCTGGAAGCGCTATTCCCTTATCTGGGAAATGCGACTCCCAACGAAAGGTATTCGTACCTTTTGGATCGTGTTACTTTCCTCGAACCTGGTGACGAACGGCCTGTTAGGGTCGTTCTTGTACCTAAAACGCTAAAAACACCTCGAGTCATCGCCATCGAACCTGTTGCAATGATGTATCTGCAGCAGGGCGTTGCCGAGAAACTCGTTGAATACCTCGAGACGGATTCTTTCGTCAAGGGTATGATCGGCTTTACCTCACAAGAGCCTAACCAGCTCCTGGCTAAAGAGGGATCCCTTACGGGAGAACTCGCGACACTAGATCTTAGTGAAGCGTCCGATCGTGTTTCTAATCAGCTTGTACGCGTGATGACGCACCGATTTCCTTGGGTTTCCGAGGCATTGGATGCTACTCGTTCACGTAGAGCTGATGTACCTGGTGTTGGCGTAATACGCCTAGCCAAGTTCGCGTCTATGGGTTCAGCGCTCTGTTTCCCGGTTGAAGCGATGGTCTTTCTGACTATTGTGATGCTTGGGATTCAGGATACGCTCAATCGCCGGATCGCCATGAGCGACTTACGTCGCTTTCATGGTAAAGTGCGAGTCTACGGGGATGATATTATTGTTCCCGCGGACTGTGTCGATGCTGTTATTACGCGGCTCGAAGCTTTTGGGCTAAGAGTCAACAGTAACAAGAGTTTCTGGAACGGGAAGTTCCGAGAGTCTTGTGGTAAGGATTACTACGCCGGCTCGGATGTTTCAGTAGTCCGAGTTCGGCGAAAGTTCCCAACCAAACAGCATGACGTTGAAGAGGTGGTGTCTTTAGTCTCCCTTAGAAACCAGCTGTACTTTGCTGGTCTTTGGAAGTCTTGTAGATACCTCGACGACATTATTGGGACTCATCTATCCCATTTTCCTATTGTCGAAGAGGCTTCACCTGCATTAGGGCGTCACTCAGTATCTTTCGGCTATCAAGCCGAGAAGCTTTGTGACAATCTGCATGTGCCTTTGGTTAAGGCATATGTGACTAAATCCCAAGCACCGGTTTCAATAACCGATGGCGAGGGTGCCCTTCTGAAGTGGTTTATTAAACGCGGCACTGAGCCATTTGCCGACATAAACCATCTTGAACGTCAAGGACGTCCTGAGAAAGTCTACATCAAACTCAG